TCGCTCTCTGCTTGAAAGCAACTTCCATATTTGCAGCCTGTTCTTTGGCTTGTATTTTAGAAAGTTGATCAGGAAGAAAGGTCTTCTGAGCCTTACGCGCCTGTATAAGGGATTTACGGACTTCCGCCTTTGTCATTTCTTTGCCTTCGACCTCAGTAATGACATCGTCAGCCGCATAGTCAGCACCTTCAAAAAGAAGGTCCTCAGCCCAATCGACTATTTGCTCTATCTCTTGAGCCTTATCTTGAAGGCTCTCGATGGAATCTAAATTTCCGAATGGGTTATTTTCTATTTTCTTTTTTGACTCAAGGGGATCCTTCTGTTGAAGAGAAGCCTCTAGTTTAGCCAGTTTTTCTTCTGCTGATTTTCGTCTTGCGGTAAGTTCCCCAAAACGAGCCACAGCTTTACTGCCTAACTTATCAGCTAGTTCCCGTAGTTCCTCTTCGGACGCGTTGTCCAAATCAATCTGTGAAAGAACATCCTCGGATGCTGATTCAACTTCTGGTTCACCTTCTTCGGCTTCTTGAGTTTCCTCAATGACCTCTTCGGGTGTCTCTTCCGTTTCCTCTTCGACAACTGGTTCTGATTCTTCCTCAGCACTTGGCTCAGGAGTCATCTGCCCCAATCGGCGATTTGCAAAATCCGTTACGGATATATTAGTATTGTCCACTGGTTTTTGATCTGCCCCAGAGTCGGCAGTCGTGATTTCATCTGTCATAATTTCCACTCATTTACGCCGAGAGATTGCGATGCGTTAATATAACACAGGTGAACAGTTGTTGTTCAGCCTAGAAATTTTCGCGGTGACGATTACTTAATTCCTGCCAGCTTGCTAACTGCAATAGCTGATCATAGGTAATAATTCGTCCTGATACCTGCTGAATGGTTTCGCTTGTAGCTTCGTGCAGTTCCTCGATAGCCTCTTCTCTGAGGTCGTATACCATTTTCATGAACCTAGCAAAAGCCTCATAGTTATGAAGTGTCTTTATGTCGTCTTGGATATTCATATTATTATTTAGCTGCGGAACGCATTACTTGAACCATTCTAGGACCTCTGGACTTTACCTGCTTGTACCATTTACTGTCAACCATTTCATCAGCGGCAACATTGTAGTCATTGTTCTTAAGGCCAGCCTTCATGTCCACAAATTTATTTAACCTAGTCAAACCTAGGTTGAATGCCATATCGACTAGAGTCATCTTAACTGCTTCGGGTCTTTTGGCAAAGTTAGGATCATAGGACTGAGCGTCCTTGAATGCTTGCGTTAGGCTGTGGTTGTATAGCGTCCTTGTTTCTCTGTCGGTTAGCTCCCGGCCAGCAAACAACTCATTGATGTCAATACCCTCTTTCTTGAGGAACTTGCGATTAGCGGAATCTTCAAGATTGAAGCCAACCCCTATAGTGCGGTTACCCTTGCTGTCCTTGTACACCTTGGGCTTATTGCCCTCATTGAGTGAGAGCATGTCAAAGTAATTTTGTGAGCGTTGCTCTTGGACTCGTTTTGCAGCGAGTTGTTGGGTGCTTTGATTATCAGCCATAGTGTAAGTATTAGTTAATAAAATAATACTACATATTCTGAGTGTCAACACTGCCCATCTGTGCAGGTGCAGTGCCGACTCGACCAATCTGGGCGTTCTGTGCTTGCTGCATCTGGAAGGTGTATTGACCCTGGTATTTCTCCATACGTCCCCGGAATGCTTCATCCTGCTGCAGACGCTGTTGAATGTCTGGCTGTTGGGCGTATTGCTGTAGGACTTGCATAGCAATCTGCGCGCCTGTAGGACGGGCTGGCATTTCAATACCTGCAAAAATCTTTGTAAGATCATCAGTAACATTCTTAACCATTTCTTGTTGAGCATCTTGTGCGGGTTGCAGAACAGCGTCAGCCATGACTGGGTCAATGCTAGCGGCTGCAATATCAAGTAGTCCATCAATATTCATTCGATTATTAACATTGAGTTGATTCAATGCAACAAACCCTTGTAGTTTCTTTTCTACTGTTTCTGGGTCGCTGTCAAGAACATCAAAGTTAATCATGATGTCAAAGTTTTCATTAGGATTCCCTTTGTTCATTACTTGAGGGTCAGGGATACCTGTTACCTGGAAGAAGACCTCATCGGGTCCGAACCTCTGAAAGCACTTATATGCCATGCGAATTACTTCGGATACGTGGCTAAGGTACTTATCAACCATGAACTGCTGTCTGGATTGAGACATCGGATCACTTGGGTCAAGTCCAATCATTCTGTCAGCTTGATTGATTAATGTTTTCTCCATCTCCAGAGAACCTTGATTGTACGCTGGGGTAGGTGCGAAATCCAGATCACCCTTGCGGCGGTATGGAATCATACGACCTGGTCCCCAGTCATTGGGTGCTTGGCCTACTGGGTGCAGGATTGGAGGCAGGGTAGCTAGACTATTGCGGTCAATCCGTGAATCACGCTCGACTTTTACTTGGTTCTGAATACCACGAAGAATACTGGGAACGGTGGATACATCATAGAGACGCTTAGTATCCTCGGACAAGCGTGTCACTACTACAGGATAGTCTTCGTATCCGTTAAGTAGCTCGAACTTTGCATATCCGGGAGTCCCAGTGCTATCATCTCCATCAAAGTCCTTATGAAATACTGTGCAATAAATTCCTTCGGAGCCATCCTCTTCGTTAATAAGTCTCTGGTATCCGTAAACAATTTCAATAAGTTCGTCAGCTTCATAAGCATTATCCGTTAGGCTCATGCTGCGACGGCCTTCTTGGTATCTTTCAATACTGCTAATATTTACACCTCGGTATCTTTCGATCATAATATCCACGAAGTCCTGATCCCAACCATCGGTTGTTACCTTTAGTTCTAATTCTTGTGGAGTATAATACGTTTTCCAAAAGCAATACGGAGCGCGCTGTGGATCGGTTACATATGGAGGAAAGATGAAGTCACCATCAGGTGCTAGGGTCTTGACCTCTGGGCAATTAATTTGACGACGCACGACGGGCAGTTTCGCGATTCCTTTTTTGCGTAGATCCTTGAGTGCGGTCTTTGCTCGCTTTTCCGTAACGCCGTCAAAAACTTGTTGTAAGAGCAGAACTAGTTCTTCATCGTTTTCACCTCGCTCCACGGCTTGAAATATTTCTGGAGACATTTGTGCGATCTGCTGGAGATCAATCTCTTGCTCAAAGGAGCGATCCTCCATGTGCCAGCCAACATAAGTGACTAGTAGTCCACGCTCGAGCAGGTAGTTAGCACCGAGTTCCATCTCCCTGTAAAAGCGGGGGATGTAGCCGGATCGTATCATCCACTTTAGGAAACCTGACACCAGTTTGCTGCGAGCAATGTCTCCACTCTCCACGGGGAACGCTCTGACGTTGGCTCTTTTGAGTGCAGAAATAAATAGCGATGCAAGTTTTGTAATGCGTTCATCAATAAGATGGCACTCGCTATCGCTTGCACCTTCCCACGGAAATGCGTCCGCTCCATGCTTGCGGTGATCGCGGCTCTTGCCCGGCCACCAGTTCCGTCGGTCATCGTAGCTAGTACGACATAAATCAAAATAGGATTCTAGCTCCGTTACCGTTTCCTCGTAGGCAAATCGTAGAGTTTGAATGTCTGGCTCGTCACCAACGTAGGTAAGAGCCTTTGAAATATTATTGTTCTGCATTTAGTCTATTTTTAATTAGTTGAAGCATACTCGCAAGATGTGTCCTGGAACTGCCTATCTTATCACATAACTCTATGTTTGTCATGGGAACTTTGGACTCATGCTTCACGTGACGCTTAAAGGTCTCCCACATTATTAGGCGGTCCCTGTTCTGCTGGTTCCATTTGTAATCCAGCGTCATGTTCTCGTCCTCAACCTCTCCAGTCTCAAGGTTCCTTCCGTAAAATATCTTTGTCCTATCAACCTTTGACATAACGGTAGCTGACTCCTGTTTCTGATTCAATTGCCTCAAAGCAAATCATCTTACCTAAGAATCTATCCTTCAACCTGTTAGGCAAGAGGACTGGAACTTTCTTTCCAATTTCTACGAAGTGAACCATATTAAACCTGGGGTTCGGGCAGATTGATAGCACCTTGCCCCTGTAGTGCTTAGGTATTATTTCATTAATAAATAGACCATCGCACAGGATGTCTTGCCCCTCTGGGCTAATCCAAGTGTTCTTGCCTGTACCGCTGATGTATTCAGGGGGTAGTTTTTCTTGGGCGATTTGAAGTGCTTCATCAAAATCAGCATTATGATATTCGGTGAACTCAGTTAATTTTATTTTCATTAGTATCCTCCTTGTTGTTTTCTCGTGATCCCCATATCGGAGGATGCGAAGTAGTCCGGACCCATACCGCCATTTGACATTCGCAAATAACGTATGAGGTCAAAAAAGTCCTTGAGTGCTTCGTCCGCTTTACCAGCAGCGTTGTAATTAATCATGCTCTCAATAAGATTCCCGCAGTCCTGATGCACGTAGCACCGAGGTCTGTTGGCAGGATCAAGGTCATAGTTCGGATTATAGAAGAACCAATCGTCCAAGCTAGTGTTACCTATACCCTCCTGCTGTCCGTCCGATGGGGTAAAATTCATGCCAAAATCGTAAAAAGCCGTAAATAGATCAACATTGTTCTCATTTTCTTTGGCAAAGAATCTGGAGTCACCGATTCGTTCCGTGACCTCGATACCTAGTTCCTCTTCGATCTCGTCAAATAGCTCGCAGTATCTTTGAACATCGTAGCCTATCTTCTCTGAGGCTGGACCCTTCCTCCATTTCGGGTCACCGAACAAAGCCCACTCACCATAGGTATCCCTGTCCGGCCACTCCCTTCGTATAAATATCTCCTCGTCCTCGGATACTCCTGCCCATATCGCTACATAGTTCCTAGCAAAGGCTGGGTCAACTACCTGATACCAGGTAAGGGACTTCTTATCAGGGAAGGTCATATCGTATTTGTTCGGCTCCTCGCTCAGAACATTGACCTCCGGACTGAAGTTAGGTAGCAGTGAAGTCATGGACTTCGTAGGTAATCCGTAGGCACGGACCATGATGGTATCACGGTTCGCGTTCTTTAGATCCTTAGCTATGCGGTCATAACCGCCAAAGGGGTTCTCGTCGGAGTGCAGGTAAACAACACCAGCATCTCGTTCGGGGCTGTATTGAATCACGGGAACCTGTTCTCCATCCAGCAAAGAAGCAGTCTTAGTCACGAGCGTCTCAGCACCCTTTAGGTAATCCGAAACAAATGGTGTGTATCCGTCAATAGGGGTAAAGCCCAACAGCATCTTACTATCTCTGGTCGCAAGACGGAAGCGTAGGGTGTTGACCAATGCAGCATCCCCTAGGTATTCGTCCAGCCAAGCCCCTATATTTGTTCCGCTGGGGTTACGGAAACCGAACTCAAAGCCCTCTAGGATCGTTTGGTTATTACTGAACTGGGTATATGTCTTGAAGTCCACCCTAGTCCGAGTGTCCGGGAAGATAAAGGAACTACCCGTGAACCCGTTCTGCATACTGAAGTTAATGTAACCATCAATACTCTTGGTCTTCCTGCGGAACTCCCTGGGCATCATCTCCCATACTGCCGCCTGTTGGACTTTGATTGATGTGTCCGCATTCTGACTGAAGCATACAACGTGGCCGTCCATGTTCTCGGTCACGGATTCCATGACCATCTTAGCGCATCCCGTTGTCTTCCCGCTTCTGTTTCCCCCAAAGGTAATAACCTCGTCGTAGTCCTTTAGGGCATTTCGCATCCTGCTCCATCCCGGCAATTCAAATCCGTGACGAAGTGGATCCTCCTCCGCTGACTGTATCCTACCTTCGTGAGCTTCGTGCAGCGCAACCAACAGCTTGGGATCAGCCTCACCTAGGATAACTATCTCCTCATCGGTAGGGGCTTCTAGGGCTGGGTGCTTTGTGAACTCAATAGTCATTCTTCCTCCTCTTGATCATCCTCGAACTCCCACTCAATCTCTATATTGTCCTCACTGATCTCTTGCTGCATCTCATTTAACAGCATCCTTCCAGCTGGCAGATGGTTGTAGTCAAAGAAGAGTTCTCCCTGCTCATCCATTACGATGAAACAATAATTCTCAAAATGCTCTCCAAGTATCCCCCGGATTTGGTCATAGATGGGGTCATAGCTGGAATCCATAATTGATCTAGGCATCCTTTACCTCAGCCTCTATTGTCTTAGCTTCCTTGATCCTATCCCTAGCTGCCTTGATCGTAGCCTCGTAATCATCCTGGGTAAAGACCTTCCTATCTTCCGTGATTTGTGTAGCCTCACCTCTAGCAGTCAAAGCCTCCCTACCTGCGTTAGCCTTAGCTATGGATAGCTCCTTTAGGTCACGGAATGATACCTCAAATTCCGGATCACCTTCTAACCTACCACGGACTTTCTCAATGAGGTCCTCTTCCAATGAGGACAGGTTCAAGTAGTTCCTGGCCGCTAGTCGGCCAGTTACCTCTCGGAACTTCCCTATGTGGTCAGCATAATCAGTAAGCACAGATATAACTGTATCTCGATTGAACTTATATTTCTTCACCATCTTCGTCTGGGTCTCGCCCATAGCGTAGTGATAAAGTATCTCGGCCACCTTCCCTGGGTTAGCACGGCTTAGACTATTGACTTTCATAGTCTCCTTCTCCCTGCTTACGGCCTGAATACTCTCAGATATACTGGCCATTAGGTCCAGTCGCATCTCCTCAGGGGTAGGATTTAGGGTACTCATTATGTCCTTGATGACAAGCACTTAGACACATGTCAAGGATTATTTCTCTCTGGATCAAAAATAATTGGATTTTTTGCTTGACATGGAAATTCGTGCTACATAGAATCCGGAATCTCCGCTGGAACAAAGGAGCATTAGAGCAGTAACCCTAC